CCAAAGGGATGAGAGCCGCTGAAAGAAATGCTTGATTTTCCAGAGTTTTTCGTTTATAATGTTTATTAATATAAGTTAAAGGGTAATATGGCAAGGAAAAAGTCAGATAAGCAAGAATGGATGAAAGTTCCTGATTGGTTGAAAAAGGTTAGCGATAAGGAAGTTGCTAGTTCGGTTTTTGCTATTATGTTCAATTGGGAAATGTCTGGTCCAGATGAGTTTGACGATTTGCGTGAATACATCAAAGATATTTTTGACGATTTGAGTGATAAGCAGGTTGATGAAGTTGCTGATTTATTGATTGAGCATAAAGTGGTTGAATAATTCTTGTTTTTGGTTTATAATAAGATTGTTCGGATTATTTATTAATTTATAATCTGAATCTTGTATGTATTGCAGAGAAGGCTCGTGAATTGCGGGCTTTTTCTGTTATTGCTAAAATATTAGTATGAAAAAGTTGCCAGTATGTAAAATTTGTGGTGGCCCACATTATGCCTACGCCTGTTTTAGAAATCCGAAGAGAAAATCGGCATTTAAGGCTCATTTTAGGGGCGTAGAGCGAACTAAACAAAAAAAGATGGCTAATGGTACGTTCACGGCACAAGACCGTCGTAAAGATTTGATTTATAAGTTAGATTTGGCGGTTAGTAGATATGTTCGCCAATATTATGCCGATAAAAACGGGATTTGTACCTGCTACACCTGTGGAAAGAGGGTTCCTTGGAAGGGGGCTGATTGTTCGCATTATATTTCTAGGAGGTTTAATGGGACTAGGTTCGATTTAGATAATCTTCGGGTATGTTGTCAGTATTGTAATCGGATTCTACATGGTAATTTAGATGAATATAAGAAGCATCTAATTAAAGATATTGGTAAAAAGAGAGTTGACGATTTGTGGGTAAAGAAGGATAAAAAAATTACGACACCGGAGCTGGAAGAATTACTAAAAAAGTACCAAAATCTCTTGAAAAATATGCACAAGTGATTTATAATTATAAATGTAAAGTATTAAAAGAAAGGAATTTATGGCTAGAAATGAAATTCTTACCAAAAACAAATATAAAGAGATAAAACAATATCAGAAGAAAACGGGTAAAGATAATAAGTCCGTTTCGGATAAATTTGGTTATAGTTTAGCGACTATTAGCCGTATAAGAAGTTCGAATAACTACAAAGGTTATAAAGCCAAAGTTCAAGCAAAGAAACCTGCGGCGGAAAAAGAATTGGAAGAGTTCTTGAAAAATCCGAAGGTTGATGAGTCTTTGGAAGAGTTGGCGGCTAAATTTGTAGGTAAGCAAAAGAAGGCAAAGCCGACATTTTGGCAGAAGTTAAAGGCTCATTTCTGCTAATTAGAAATAATGCTATAATAAGGGCGAAATGGATAAAGTAGCCCTTATTTTTATATCGATTCTTGGTTTTTGGAAAATTTACGATTTATTTTTTCCAGAGAAAACTTCTTTGGGGAAGAAATTGGTTAAAAAGATTATCGAGTATAAACTTCTCAAGGCCTTCTATAAAGATTTTATATACGATATAATAAATAAAGATACAGTATCTCGACAAACGCTAGATGAATGGCTTAATGTTGAGTACGAATCTTGGCTTGCTACAAAGGTAAAATCGGGTGAGTTATCTGATATAATTAAAACTAAAGAGTAATGCTTGCAGGTGCTAAATGGGAATTAGAGAAAAAATTGTAAATGCCCTTGGCGGAACTGTGGCCAAGAAAACCACGAATACTGCTTACGGGAATGATTTTTTGAAGTATGGGAATAGAGCTAATCCTCTTGTTGGGGATTGGTCAGAGGTGAAGATTTCTGATGAGGATATGTATAAAGGGTATTCCTACGCAGTAATCCAGAAACGAGGTAATAAAGTTGCTTCTTTGGCAAAGTCTAATCTAAAAACTTGGGCAAAACCAGAGGTTGTTGATGCTTATCAGAAGAAAAATCAAACTCCGTATCATCCGTATTTGAAATTGATTGAAGATTCGAAAAAGTTTACAACCAAGCAGTTTTATAAAAATATTTCTATTTATCTTGATTTAGCTGGTGTGTATTTTTTGGGTGTAGTAAGGGCAAAGCGTGAATCTAATGATAAAACGAAGTTCCCTGATATTATTACTGACGCAAAAGAATTTATTATGCTCAACCCATATGAAATACGTAGGGTTGTAAACAAAGATGGTATCGTGGCTGGCTATATTGAGCGAAAGAAAGATGGTCGTTATCGTGAATGGCCGAAGCATATGATTATCGAGATGAAGGAGTTAAATCCTTTCGAGAGTGAAAAGAGCCAATGGTCTATGACCGATGCGGCGAAAGAGGCTGTTTACACAATCAACCAATCTGCCGATTATACTCGTCAAAGTTTGAATGGTAATATCGAAGCACCTGGGATTATTACCACGGATGTGATTTTGACGGATGAGGATTTTGCTAACTTCAAGGCTCGTGTTCAAGAGCATAAGAAGGGTGAACCTCTATTTGGTAATGGTGCTGGTGCTATTAAGTGGGATTCAATGCAGGTTGATTTGGATAGAGCCGCTTTAATGGATATTAACGAGATTAATAGGACGACCTTATTCGCAGTAAGCGGTACTTCTAAAACAGCATTAGGCATTGAGCAAAGTGGCACCACTAGGGATACGGCAAATGTCCAGCGTGAGCAGTTGATGAGTGATACGATTCAACCTCGTTTGGAAGATATTGTGGATTTCTTGAATTTGGATTATCGTCAGATGTACCCTCGTGAATATGAAACAACTGGGTACTTGATTGAAGTTGAGAGTGCTGTGAGCCGAGATTATAGCACGGAAACCGCCGCTGTCGGTATGCGTGAGGCACAATTTAATCTGTTCAAATTGGTTGCTGATTCGGGTTATACTGACGAGTCCGCTGTCCAATATGCTGATGGTGAGATTGAACTTTCTGATTTGGAAGTTGACGAAGAGAAGAAGAGAAAAGCCGAAAAGCAAGCCGAAGCGATGGTAAAGATTCGTGAAGGCGGTAGTAATGATGATGAAGAGCAACCCGATGGCGGAAATAACCCGTCAGATGATAATGGTGGTGGGGGTAATTCTCCAAAAACTAGTGGGGAAGAGGACGAGGAAAATAGTCTAGATGGCTATGAAAATATTCCCGGAACGCTTGGTGAATTAGTCAAGATGGATAAAGAGTTGTCTAATAATGATACTGAGTGTGAGGAAGAGGGTGAGTGTCATAAACCTGCCCCTGTTCAAGTCTATGAGAATGATTTGAGCGTGGTAGATGTAAAAGTATTAGATGAGAGTTATAACGCTTTTTTAGACCGTGTTAAAGAAGTCCAGAGGGAAACTCTAAGGGCTTCTGAAACTAAACTAACAGTAAATGCTTTCACAGAAAACGATATTATCACTGAGAAGAAAAAGAAACAGCTTACTGAAAAGTTGAAAAATGCTCTAAAACAATATTGGTGGATTTTGGTTCCTCTATTTGGTACTAATGCTGTAAACCAGCGGAATAATGAGTTCGGCGAGAATTACGTCTTTAAATTTACTAATGAGATGAAGGGTATCGTAGAGGATAACGCTCAAAGAGTGGCCGAAGGTCATATGGAAACAATTTTAGATGATGTCTTATCTGCGAGTAATGCCGCTTTCACAAAGGTAGTAGAAACTGCTGCTGGTGAATTATTGATTAAGGCGTATAAAGCAAGTCCAGATAAGTATGCCGATTTCTTCGACCATATTCCAACGATTGACGAAGCAATTCGTGTGATTAGGAAAACGGATATTTTGGAGCGTAATCGTAAGATTTATGAAAAAGCCAATAAGATGGCTCGTGAAGGTTATGACCGTCAAAAAATTATAAAGTCTATCCGTGAAGAGTATAAGGAAGTTGGGCAGAATAGGGCAATCTTAATTGCTCAAAATGAAACTTCTAGGGCATTTGGTAAATCTCAATATGAGGCTGATTATCAGTTCTTGAATTCAATTGGAAAATTACAGAATGCTTATAAAGAGATGTATAGCCGAACTGGTAATCCTTGTAAATACTGTAAGGCATTGATTGATAAAGGCCCGATTCCGTTCACAGAGAATTTCTTGAATAAGGGCGAATCGATTACCGTAAACTCCAATGGTAAAGTATCTACCTTTACCGCTGATTATGAGGCAATTGAAGGTGGAAATGTCCATCCTAGGTGTTTCTGTTCATATAGGTTAGTGTTCAAAGATAATAAAGTGGAGAACGAAAATGGTGTCAGGGCAAGTTTACTTGATGGCGGGTATAATTTGTCTACTTGGATTGGTAATAATGCTTTTGTTAGGGAGCAGGAAAAGGAAATAAATACTACTGTCGATATTGTGGATGGTGAAAAAACTATTCATATTGATTTGGATGATTTAGAAGAAAAGAAAGAAGAGTCCGAAGAAGTAAAAGAGGTAGAAGAAACTTCGGAGATTGAGCCAGAAGTTCCAGATGCGTATTTCGAAACAACATTTGTGGGTGATGATTATAAAATGCCACTTGATGAAGAGGGTGAAGCAAGAATTCAGGCTATTCGTGATGGTATTAACGAGGAAAAGACGGTTATGCCGATTATTTGCCGAAGAGTTGAAGAAGGCAAATATGCTGTCGAGGCTGGTCTTGAAAGATTAAGGGCATATTATTTGGAGAAGAAAGAACCTGTTATTAGGTCATTTACCACACCTCAGGATTGTTTGAAGTATGTTGAGGAACACGCCGATGAATTTGAGATTGTCTAGTGTAATCAATAAAATCGAGGAGGTAAAGAAAACTCTTAATAAGGGTAATCCTTATCACGATAAAATTGGTAGATTTACTTGGAGTCCATTTGGAAAATATAAGGGCAATCCTTATGAGGCTGTTTCGATTTGGGGAGATGAGTATAAAAAGGCTACTAACGGGTTTGATAAGAAACTCACAGATGAAGAATTTAGTATTGCCGAAGATTATATGAATTCGCCACAAGTCGGTAATTCTTGTTATAAAAATGGCAACTATGAAGGCATAAGAATGTATTTCGATAAAGACGGTAATCCTCTGTCTGA